AAAGTTCCGCCGTTGCCGATAATTGTTACAGTGCTTGTAGCAGCTCTAATTTTCTCCACGCCTCCGGCGATTAATGAAAGCGCGTCTGCTGCTGCTGCCCCGATGCCGGTATCGCCGTCCTGATAGTTGGGGAGAAGTACGGGGTTAGTGGCTGAAGGGTCTTCTAACTGAAGACCAACCTGACCGCCTGCCCCTGACCGAACCCGTGACGTTTCGAAAAGTAGTCCCGGCCCAGATCCGGCTTTTAACGCCATTACTTCGCCGTCGTCAGTCGTGTTGATCGTGATATAGTCTTTTGCATCCGTCGATTCGATATCAAGCGCCGTGCTGTTGTTGTCTGGGATAACCGTAGTGCCACCGCTAAGATCTGAGTATCTTGTAAATTTTGCATCTGCCATAACTTACTCCTACTTGGCCGTTGTGCCATCAATGTGAAGATCACCGCCACCAGCATTGCTTCCGGTGTCATCTCGCGTGACTTTTATTCTTCTTAGTTTCATGTCGAAGTTAATAATCTCTACGACATTCTGAGTAAGATCGATTGTTCGAATTAATTTTTCTGTATCTGCAGCAACATTATCTTCTTCAAAAAGATAATAAATTCTTAAACGAACATTAGTTGATGCAGAGTGAGCAACAATAGTGCTTGAAGCATGATTGACTGGACCAAGCGTAAAGCATTCTACCTCTGAAAGGTTAGTGTTGGATCCAATTGTTTCTCTGTATTTATGAGTTCTCATTTTTACCTCCTATGGCCCACATTTCAATCAAGGGGCGGGACATATCTTCATCCCATCTGGTTAATTAAATTATATACAGATCATGCTCTCTCAACAATAGATGTCATGGTAGTACCTGTATTTACTGTACTTCTCATCGGTTTATTCATTCCTGGTGGACGGCCTGGTCCTTCTTGCTTTGGCTGAAAAGTTGTTCTTAAAACTGCCATTGACTCAGGGTTCATGACAGGTATTTGAAACATTCTTGCAAGATTAAGACGATCGGCTCGGCTTATCCTTTTATAAGTTCCAGGCTCTGACAGCTTTTCAATTACTTTAGTTTGAACATCTGCAAATATATTTGGTGCAGCTATCCTAATTGCCTCAATAACCTCATCAGTAGCTGTTCCATTGGACAAAGCATTTACAAGAGAATCAACTGGCTGATTTAAAGCCTCAAGAGTTCTTGAAAACTTAGCAAGCTCAATGGTGGTTGGAGCTACTTCATCATCAAGAAAACCAGGATTAGCTGTAGATGGCATCACTCTATAAGCATGAGAAAGACGATTTCTTAAAAGACTTTTAATGGCATTTTTTGTTTCAGGCATATTATCGCCAAGATCTGCAACTGACGCATCAAGAAAAGATTCCATCTCTACTGGACTTGTATTTATATAAGTAAGGAAATCTCTTGTTTCTTTAAACTGCTCTATAGTCATTCTGCTTGAAACAGGACCTAGTTTTTTTCTAATTGCTTTTTGTTTCTTGCGTTTTTCTTCTTCTTGCTTAGCCCCCTTCACATCTCTTTGAGATGCTGCAGGTAAAACAAAAGCTCTTGATATAGACTTGGGGGCAATTCTTTTTTCGCCGCCAGTTGAAAGATAATTGATATATTTATTAACTAAACCATCAGTTTCCTGAATTCCTTTTCTGGCCATGTTTTCAATAATAAATAATCGAGATGCACCAACTGCGGGATCAATAATGCTTTCAGCAGCATTAACAACCATACCAGTGGTAAGGCCGCCAACATATGGAAGAAACGTATTTGTATTTGGAAGATATGCTCTAGAGTTCATTGTCTGAGCGTTAACGGCAGTCCACCTTAAAGCGCTGCCTGCTTCACTTGTAATAAAATCAATGTCTTTATTTAATTTATCATTAGAGCGTTCTAATTTACCCCGTACTCGATTAAAGAAAATCTCAATATCGTGAGGGCTGCTAGATTTGCCAAGAGTGCCATTTGTAAAACCATCATCAACATACTGTCTTAATTTTTCAGAAAGCTTTACAGTTAATCCCTGAAGATCATAATCACGTATTACCATTTCAAGAACTTCTTGCCCTTGAGTTGCATGGCTTTGAAGTATTCTGGTTTTAGGTTTAACCGTATTTATTCTTAAACTTCTCATCCAGTTAAAGATTTTTGTTTGATCTGCAAAATTATCAAGACCATCATTTGCCATAAATTTAGATCTAAAATCTTTATGAGTTAAAGAAAAATCTTTTCTGGCTTTATCTTGAAGCTGCTTGTAAATTCCCATGTTTCCAAACAAATTTTCGCTTTTTAATAAAGGTCTAAGATCTTTCTCAACTAAGTCATTAGCAATATCAGTTGCTTGGCTTGTAAGTTTTCCACCAAACATTCCAAAAAACTCATTACTTATATCTTCAAGCCTGCTCCATACAGCAGCCGTAAAAGCAGAGTCAGTAAAGCCGGTCATTTGAGCATCATTTAAAAACGATATAAATCTATTAACATCGCCACTATCCATAATTTCACTGATAGTTTTATCAATCTGGCCAGCCATGCCAGGATCTCTTGCTAGTACACTTTCTTTAAATGTTTTCCAGTCAACTTCATTTAAAATATCTGCCCAGCCTTCAACTAATTGATTTGATCTTTGGCCACCAGTTGCAAAGCCTATTGCCTCTGGAGCAGTTGTCCATTTTTTAATAAACGGCTCAACAAATTCTGTATCTAATGGATTTTTTTCTGATATCTGCTGAGCAGCAACAAGGGCTCTGTCTACTTGATCTTTCATTCTTTGAAGAGTTAAAGCAACCGGGGCAACAGGCAAGGCATCTGCTGCATCCCCCATTGGGTTTTGAATAATTTGTAAAACTCTAGTTCTTCTCATCCCAGCTTTATCTGCTTGCTGCAAAAGCTCTTCAACAAGAAAACTTTCATCAACAGATTCTGATAAACGCTCAGTTATTTCTGAAAGAGTTGACGCTATTTTCTTAGATTGAATTCTGGCTTTTCTGCCTTCTTCACCAAGGTTAAGCATTAACTGAGCTTCTTTTATTTCTTCAGTAGTAGCTGCGCCGCCTTTTTTAATAAACATGCCCATTCGAGCAATTGCATCTGTTGTAGCTTTAGATGCACCAGAGCCTGCAACTAAGCCAGCAATGCCGCCTCCGGCTTTCATTGTTGCAGTACCTAATTTACCAAGCAAAGGAATGCCTGCACCAAAACCACCAGAAACAGCTCCACCAATAAGAGCATTTGTTGTCATTGTGTTTAATACATGCTCTGCAACATTGTCTAAGTTACCAAGAGACGCTTCTGACAAACCTTCACCAGCACCATAGATGCCGCCTTCGACCATGCCTGCTGCAATTGTACCAGTTGTACCTGAAATAAGATTTGCTGTTACTGGGCTAAGGTCTTTTAAACTTTTTCCAAACCCAGGAATTTTTGCACCAACACCCCGCTTAGCAACAAAATTAGCAACAACTTTATGAGCTGCTAGACCTGCTCTTGATGCTATTGCTGGAGCATTTAGGTTAGCTGCAATAGATGCTGCTTTTCCTAATGTGCTTCTGTGCTTTAAGCCTTCAGTGGCAAGTTTTCCAAGAGCAACTCTTTTTGCAAGTTCCTTTGCTCCAAGCTGTGCTCCTGCAGTGCCTAATTTTGCTACGCCAGCAGACGGACCAAGTGTTCCAGAATACAGGGCAGATGCAATTGATCCAATAATACCAGCACCATGATATGAACCGGGGTTATAGTTTTGATATTTATCCCAGCTTTCTGCAGCTTCATCTGAAAGCTGCCTTGTAATCCAAGGAGCGGCTCCAAGTGTACCGTAATCAAGAAGACCTAATACACCGGATAAAACTGTGCTATCGCCATACTCTTGACGCTCAAGAGCTTTGTTTGCTTCTACTTTGCTAAGCCATCTTGCATTTCCTCTTACAAGGTCATTGGCTTCAGAGCCTGTTACGTTTCCTACTGTGCCATCTCTTAAACGAAGAAACACATCAGCATTAGATGGGAAATCATATCTTCTTGTAGATAGCTTTCTGTTAACAAGCTTATCATCAAAATACTCAAGCTGGCCCGTTGATTTATTTACAAGAGGAGTTGGCATTTATTTCTCCGATTAACGATTTACCAAATCATCATATATTTCAATGTAACTTTCTTTAAAGAATGTAGCATTGTAACCTTCAGATTGAGTCGGCAAAAATCCGTTTTCCAAAGTATCATTTACAATTTTTTCTGGATCGTTAATGCCTATTGAGTTTAAGTATGGTCTAATTTTTCTTTGATTAGATTCATTTGTTAGCATGTATCGAGACATTACAGCTCTTACATTTCTTGTCTCAAAATCATTTATAATTAATCTTACAAAATCTAAACTTTGCCCAGGCTCAAAAGCCATTCTTTGCCCAAACTCTTGTTCAGATTGAGACAAGTTACCAACATCAACCATTCTAGCATAAGCTCTACCAAGCTGTTGACCAAGCTGCTTCATTCTTGTTTCAAGATTAACGCCGCCAAAATATCTGTCAAAATTAACTTTTGCACCAAGACTCTTTAAACTAAGTTGATTCGCATTAGCGCCACCGGCCTGTTCAAGCATATCAACAAGAGCTTTTGCTTCTTGAACCTTGTCCTGAACATCTCTTGATGAAATATAAAACTCTTTATCTTGATTTGTTAATTCAGTAATTTTTTTATCTTTTGGAGCAAGCATAGATTTTAAAAAATCTGCTTTAGCCATTTTTTGGCTAAACTCTCTTTGCTGGGCAGCTGATGCCTTGTTTAAAATATCACCACGTTTAGATACTTCTTCTGCTGTTTGGCTTTGAATTGTGTTTGCAATTTTAAAATCAGATTCTTTTTTAATAAAATTATTTTCTTGCTTCCATAATGAAATTGCTTTTTGAAAAAGAGGATTATCTTTAAACTTGATTAGCTTAGGGTCTGAAGCCAACAAATCAATGTACTGATTTATTCTTCCATGTATTGCAGAGCGATAAGCATTTTCTTGGTCTACTGTTGATTTAAATCTATCCATAGTTGCGCCAAGACCAGTACTGGCAAGTTGGCCCATTGCTCTAAGATTATCAGTGTGTTTTTGTTTTGCTCTAAAGTCACTCCCAATGGCCTTAAACAAAGCAGGCATAAAGTAGTTAGGAATTTTACCTTCTGTACCAATAGATAAAAAAGTATTTCCAAAAACACCACCAAGCCAAAATAAAGTGCTTAAAGTTTTTGTTGCACTGAAGTTATCGTTATCATCAAAAAAGCCAAGAACATCTCCAAACATTCCTGGCTTTGTGCTTGCTAGCTTTTGGCTTTTTGTGAATGCGTCTTTAATTCCATTAGTATACAGAGATAAATCTTTTTGAGTTTTTTCTCGTATTTCTTTTATTTTGCTTTCTTCTTGTATTGCAGCTTCAAGTTTTTGACTTTCAGTAACAGTGACCTGATTTGCAAATTCTAATTGAGCATCAAACTGTTGTCTTCTTAACTCTTCTTTTTGTTCATCTAGATCCCTTTGAGCTGTGCCAAGTACTTTAGTTTTTTCGCGAAGATCGTCTGATGATTGTTTTAATTTCTGGTTAAGAGAAGATAACTGTTTACTGTAAAGAACTGGCTCTTCTGGTTGATCAAAAACTTCCTGATAACTTGCTTTTATTTTTAAAGCTTCTCCAAGCGTAGTATCTTTTGTTACCCCTTCAAGGCCAAGAAAGTCTGCATCTATGCCAAGACTTTCAAGAGTTGCATTAAGTCTTTGATTTTCAGAAGGGATCCCTGCATCTTCAGTTGCACCCATAACAGCACTAGAAAGAGCAGCTGCAGCACCTGAAAAACCACCTGAAACTTGGCCAGATCCTCTAGACTCTCTAGATTCTTTAATTTTTTCAGAAGCATCCCCCAGCACTGTAGATATGTTTTCACCTTTAATTTTTAAATTTTTAAGGTCAGTAGTATATTCTGGAGATCTTACTATAGTAGCCATAATTAACCCCTCAACAAGTCAGATGAGCTAGGAAGTCCTGTTGCTCTTGCAGTTGTGCCTGGCCTTAAGTCTGTTCCGCCGCCACCTAACAAACCAGCAGTTATACCGCCTAGTATACCGCCTCCAACTTTTCCTACAAAAGTTCCAGCTGGCCCAAGAGGACTAAGGGCGGCAGCACCTAATCCTGCGCCAATACCTGATGCAGCTCCTGTTGCTGCAGCTTTTCCTATACTTTCGCCACCTGCAAGAGCTGCCATTCCTGAGCCAACTCCTGAAGCAATGCCTGAGCCTATTGAACCAGCAGCTGTTTTAGCTCCTTCAGATAATGCAGCGCCAGAAGCACCTGTTGCTCCACCCATTGCAGCAGAAGCAGCTCCAATTGCTGACGCCTGCTCAATGCTTTTGAGAGCGGCATCTAGGCCAGACTGAACACCTTCTGCAGCAAGTCCTCCGATACCTGCTCCTATAGCGCGTCGTCTTACTTCTTTATCTTTTGAAAAAGCACCCTGAATTGCAGGTGCAGCAAATCTTGCAATTTTTTCAACTTGTTCAAATGATGCTTTTCGTTTTTGAAGTTGCTTAGCGGCTAATTCTGCAGAGGTAACAATGCTATTGGCTTGTCTTACAGCTTCTGACGCAGAGCGTTCAAATTCGCCTTGCATGTTTTGAGTATTTGCAACATTTGCCCCTACTTGGCTTGAAACTTTTCCTTCATCTATTCCTGAATAAAAACTTCCTCTTGATGGCCTTTGAGAAAGCATTGAACTAACAGGAGGCATTTGCATGTTTGAAGCCATGGGGTCAGTAGCTGAAGGAGAAGTATTAATAAACTTTTGTTCTCCTGCTGTTCCAACGCCGCCTAATCCAAAACCAGATGGAGATACAGACCTAAGCATAGGATCTCTATTTACAAGGCCCATAGCTCCTCTTTCAGCTGAGCCTGTTCCATACTCAAGTTGAGTTAAATCATCATAATAAGCCATTACTTTAACCTGCCAATCCTGATCTTACACCGGGTCTATTTGCCATTTCTTCAGCTGGAGTGGGCTCAGCTGCGCCAGTTCCTTCAATAATATTAATAACAGGAGGAGCCAAAGGAGACTGACCAATATCAGATGCAGCAAATCCTGGAATTTGTTGACCAAGCAAGTAATCAAGAGCGCCAAGCTCTTCAAACAGCTGCTCTGTTGGAGTTTCCCAGAACCAAGCTTGATCCATAAGAAACTTGCCAACTTCAACAATTGCACCTTCACGAGCAGCCCAGTACCTATAAGTAAGCTCTTCTCGAAGCTGTTCCATTTCCTGATCAACTCTCTGCTCTGCAAGATAAACGTTAACCCCTTGGTCAACCAGTGCAGCAGTAAGAGAATTTCTACTTGCTTCAATTTGTTGATTAACCTGAGCTTCAGCAATTGTTCTTGCTTGCTCCATTTGAGCATCAGTAATTCCAGCTTCTTGTTGAAATGCTGCTTCCTGGCTAAGTCGCTGCTGTTCAAGATTAACTCTTTGAACTTCAATTTGCTGCTCAAGCTGGGCCTGTTCAACTGCTGTTGAAGTTTTAATCTGAGCAGCCATCTCACTTGCTCTTTGAGTAAACTCAGCTTGTTTAACAGCAGTTTGTTGAGCTTGCTCAGAAGCCTGCAATCCAGCTTGCTGTTCAAAGCCAGCTTGCTGAAGAGCAACATCTTTTTTCATTTCAGCAGTTTGCTGCCGAGCCTGCTGTTCAAACTGAGCTTGCTGGGTTTCTAGCGCAATGTCTTGCTGCCTTGCTTGTGTGCCTGCTTGGCCAAGAGCGCTTAAAGCCTGAAGCTGTTGCTGAGAAGCAGCCTCTTGAGCTTGCCTATTAACCTCTGCAATCCCCTGCATTCCAGTTCTAATAAGGGCAGAAGCAGGAACTCCTCTTTGAGTAGCCATCATGGCCAAAACATTTTGAATTCCACGTTCTCTTTGCTGCTCTACTACTGGACTCACTTCTCCTTGTGCCATAGCAGTTAAAGCATCTATTTGTTGTTGCTGAGCTAATGCACCAGCATCACCAGTGCCTTCTGCAATTTGAGCTGCAGTTATTCCTCCAACTCCTCCTATATCTGCGCCTTGAAAAGCAGGACCCGTATCTCCAATAGTTGCTGCTGTTGGAACTGCTGCACCTGTAATTTGAGCTGCTTGGCCAGCAACTTCTGGAGAACCAATAGTTGCAGGTGTAATTCCTTGAGGGCTTCCTAAGTCGGCATTATCTCTGTTTTGAAGATTTGAAAGTATTGTTCCTATTGTTGGTTGATTAAACTCATAATTATACCCGCCAGCACCTGGGCCAACTTCAGGCACAAAGTCACCAATGTCTATAGCAGGTTGGCCGCCTTGACCGCTTGTACCAGGCATAACTTGTGGACCACCGACTGGAGCTAATGGTTCTTCGGCGGCTGTTCCTGGCAAATCAAACCCTGGCTGCTCTGTTGGCTGAGGTTGTCCTGGAAATGGCTGTGGCTCTGTGTCCATCATTGGAGTTGTTTCAATGTTTAAATCAGGGACACCTTCTGCTGATTCCCCAAATTGATTTAACTCTTCTTGAGCAGAAGCTGTTGATTCATTAGCCCTGCTAACCATGTCTGCATAATTTGGAGTTGTATCTTGCGGCAAATCATCATCTTCTTCATTAGGAGAAGAAAACATGTTTCCTGGTAATTTAAAATTAAAGTTAAATGGGGTGTTGCCATTAGCCATTAGCTTGCTCCAATTGTATTACTTTCTGTCGTTCTAAATACACCACGCTTAATGCCAACCTCTAAAGCGATATGATCTAAAGCAAATCCATCACCAGTAGAAGCTGAATTATCAGCATCATAAATTTCAAACTTAATTGATTCGCATTTTTGCTTAGAAAGATGCCCTCTAAACTGAAGCTTTGCGTCAGTCGCAGAAGATGTGGTGAATGTATAAGTATCTACAGATGCACTGTCATCATAGTCGTAATAGACTTTAACAGTTAAAACATGTTTATCTCGAGATTCACCAAGCAAAGAAAATCTGTATACTCTTCCGAATCCTTGAATCTCATTAAAAGATATCCAACCTGTTTTTACTTTCATTGGCATGTAGGTTGAGCCAATTTTATAACTAGAATCTTCTTTTAGTATTTTATCTGCACTTGTAACTACATGGATAACATCATTTAAGTTTTCCATGCCTACAATTGTTTCACCATCACCAAGACTATAAGTGTAGCTTGACCAGCCATTAAATCTATAATTATAGGCTAATACTTTATCAGTGAATGCAAATCTAACTGTTTCTGTTTTTTGATGATGCTTGATTGAAATTACTCGGCTTGATCCAACCAAATCCTCTACTGGGGCGCCGATGTAATCAAAGTTGCTTCCAGAAAGAGCAAATATCCCTCTAACATTTTGAAAGTAAATAACGCCATTTGCATAAAGAGTTGGGCTATCCTTCAAGGCTCCGACAGTAGAACTTAACTGCTTAGGTTTATAAAACTCGCCAACACCTGTTTTTGATGGGCCTTCACCAGATAAAACCCAAGAAGATTGTTCTCTAAATATTGTTAAATCTGATCCTGAGCTGCAAAGAGCTGTTGGTTTGTCATGATCTAAACCATCAATTGGAACTTGAAAAACTTCACTAAATCCAATTCCAAACTTGTTCTCATATTCTTTGCTGTACCAAATTCTATTATCTTCAGTGATTGCAAAAATTCTATTTCGATGTGACTCAATGTATCTGGCCGGAGGAGGTGCAACATTAGCAAGCTCTCCGCTTTCTGTATAAAGAAATGCCCCAGTAGCTGCATTAGCATCAGATACTTTGTCATGATGACTAATTAAGGCAGTGGCAACAATAGAGCCATCAAAGTCAGGATTTTTAATTGTTGCTACTTTATTAAATACATTTCCATCGGCCTGGGTCCTGTATAGAACAAGATTTAATCCGCCATTAACAAAACCCTTAATAGACATTGAGTTGCCATCAGCAGTTATAACAACTCCTGTTTCGCCACTTGAAAGAGTAACAGATTCTTCTGTTGATGGTTCAGATCTATGAAGGTTTCCAAAAGAATCTTCAAACTCCCAACAAGCTTTATACTTATAGGTTTTTGAATGTATTAAGTTTCCTGACGTGTCAGCAGTCAATGATACAGAGGGTTTATAGTAAAATCCTGTTTCATGAATTCTGTCAGATGCCGTTGATTTAATATTTCCAGGAGAGATAAAAAGCTCTCCACCAAGCTGCACTCTTGGAGTCTCATAAACAGGTTTTGTCGTATTCATTTTAATAATATGACACTGACTGTTAAGAGCAGTCACTAAATCACCAGTAGATGTATTTGCCCAGCTTTGAAAGTTTGTTGCTCTTGGCAAAACACTGTAATGGTTTGTTCCATCCGTAACTACTCTAGGGGTAATTCCATTAATGTGACCTCTAATTAATTCCTGTCTAAATGAAGAGCCAACAAGACATCTGTAAAGCTGAGGAACCAAAGATGTAGGATTGTCAATAATATCTGTCCAGGCTGTTACAGTGTGAAGAGTTTCAGCATCTTCTGTATTTCTGTTTTCTTGAGAAAGAAAATAATGAATGCCAGCAGTTGTTTTGATTGGCGCAAGAGGTATCCAGGCGTTTAATCTAAATGGAGCTGCATCATCATCAAAGGCCCCAGTGCCTGGTGTTACCTGATATCGACAAGACTTAGAAACATAAGTAGAAGAAGTTGTTCCCATTGTGCATAAGTACTCTACTTTTGTTCCATCTTCAGATTCGCAAAATCCACCTGACTCTACCATCACAGTGCTGCTAATTGCATCTGTTCCGCCAACTGCGCCTGATGTAGGATCTGCCTCTGTATGCTGTCTAATATGAACAGTGTCACCAACAGAAAAAGCAAAATAAACTCTTGCGGTGCCTCCGGCTGAAGACTTAAAAGCAGTCATATGCTTAATAGAGCCACTGGTGCTTACCTTGGCAGCAGAACCAAGAGATCCATTAGTATCTAATTGATAAGTTGCGTAATGCGTGCTGCTTGAATACTCAGTGTAAACAAGATGAACTTTTCGATAATTGCCAGAGCCTGCAGTATGCTCAATTACATCAAACCAGTTTTCACCTTCTGTTTGACGATAAACAGATGAAGCAACAATATCTGAACCAGAAATAGTAAAATCATCATGGTCAAACTTGGCTTTTCGAATTGTTATATTTCCAGAACTATCTCGAAATTCATAATAAACTGCAAAACTATCATCAGCAGCATCAGTGTTTCCATGAGCTACAATTTTAATTTTTCCAACAAAATCATCGTCACTTGCTCTGGATGCAATTTCTCTATTTGAATTTACAATTGTTCCGGTAACTGCATCAATAACAGAAACTCTGTATGAGTATCGAACAGCATTTTGACTTGGTGTCCAAACTCCTTGAACCCATGCAATAGCAATGTAATCACCGCTATGACTAATCGCAATAGAAGGCTGGCTTTGATTATAGCCTGATGTATTTGATGCGTGAAATAATTCAGATTCAAAATGTTTATTTAAACCTAAACCACTGGCAGAAACTGTTTCATTGTCAGAGCCTATGAGCGTAATATTTGCTTCGTCACCTTGAATAATAAGATTATCTCTATAGGCAAAAGTTCCTATGGGATTATTTGTTGAAGAAAGATCCCAGGTAGCAGAAGAAGAACCTTTTCTTTTTTCAAGTCTTCCCAACTTTTCAATAACTGCATTTTCAAGATTTTCAAGAGAACCTGGCTCAAGAACAATATCCGTAGACTTTGTGTCTAAACCTTTTCCAAACTGAATCCTAAAAACATTTTTATTTAAAGCCATCAGAATACCCAAAGATTAACAGTTACAGATGCAGAAGCTTTTAGTTTAAGAAAATTTTCTTTGTCGCTATTGCTGCTTTCTTCATCATAAACATTTGCTGAAGCATTCATTTTTACAGGGATATACCCTCTTGCTGCTCTTCCTAATTTATGCGGAACATCTGTTGAAGAAGTGCCAAGAGCAATATCTTCAAGCAAAACTCCATCTAAGATCGGAGCTTTTGTTACTGGCCTTAATACAGTAGACAATCGATACTGTAATTCTCTGATATCTGAATCAGTTGTATTTATTGATTCAAAATCTTTAATCATTACGTAATCAATCTATGGCCTGCAAGAATACCGATGTTTTCATCTGTAATCCCCATTGGCTCACCAGCATCTCTATTTCTTGCTGCTTCTTCAATTCTGTTTTCGATTCTTTGAAGTTCTCGCTCTAGACCAGAAGTAGAAGTCTCTTCTTTCATTCTCATTTTAATTGCTGCTGAAACAACTGCGTATTCTTCCCAGTTTAAAGCAACTAGGTTACTTACTGTTGCGCCATCACTGGCAAGTTTTGTGTATGACGGAATGTACCAAACAGTTATTTGATCTGTAGCATTTGGCTCTGGAACAAAAGTAATATTGGTTCCATTAAGATTATATCTAAAATTTGTATAACCTTTTTCAGTATGAATATGAGAGTTAGAAGAAAAAATGTTTCTTTCTTGAAAAGAATATCTTGGAATTCTAATAACATCAGAGCCTTGAGCAATATCTAATCCAAGCAATTTATAAAAATCACTTATTCCAATAGAAGATAAGCTATAAGATTTGGTGCCGCTTACCAGAGAAAAAGTTGCAGAGTTTACATAGTAATCCTCAAACTTAAGAACAAGGATATCATGCAACTCAGCAAGGCCGGTGTTAATATAGTCGTTTACCTCAGCATCACTAAAAAAGTTATTGCCTACAGCATCGGCTAACCTTCTAGCCCTGGTCCTTAACTCTGATAAGTTAGACATCACTAATCTCCAGACATCATTTTCTCAACGCATACTTCAATAGCGTCTTTTAGATGACCTTCAAAGCCTGACCGATCACCACTAGAAACAGCATCAAAGATAGAATCTGCTGCTTCTGAAAAAGCGCCTTCATAGTCAGTAGGCTTCTCTTCCATTTCAACATCTTCTTCTGCACCTTCTGGCGGCTTGCCACCAAGAATCATAGCAACAGATGGACCCTTCATAAAACTCTCCAGTTAAAAAAGGAAAGGGCCGCCCGAAGAGATGACCCTTCCCTATAAAGGACAGGGGCCGGAGCCCCCCTCCCAGGATTGTTACGCATCACCCCGAGTAAGAATCAGGACAAATGTAAAAATACTTGCTGACTTAGTTGTTCCATCGCCTCCAGCGTAAGACTGAAAAGCAATAGTTGCGCCAGGCGCAGCTGCAGGAAAAGAACTAACAGTGTCTAGGCAGATGATTTCATCGCCAGATGCAGACAACGGTGTTGCAACAGCCGCGATAAGTCCATTGTACTCACGGTCAAGCGTAAGCGTATAAAGACTGGTGTCTGTCAAAGCACAAGAAAATCCTTTACCAGCAGTAATACTGCCATCAGCAGCAATATGGCCAGCAACAATTTCAATGTTGTCGCTTTCAGAACTCATATTTGGAAAACCCATGATTATCTCCTAATTATGCCAATGCAATACGGCAGTTGTAGCCAGGGGCTGTACACAAAATATTGCCGTAGTAGCCGAATCGGTACTCGACACCATCTTCATTACTTTGGCGAATCCCGTTGAGCCCGTCAAAGTCAAGCATACGAGGAGCTGGTCCGAGGGACTTAAGCTTCCAGGTATCCAGCTGAAGCATGTAAGCAACATTGATTGGACAGTTATGGTCTGCAAAGCACTCAACCATGCCAGTTGGAGTAGCAACGCTAAGGCTTGAGAAACCAAAACTTGCATCTGATTCACCAGCTCCATAACGGCGACGGTTATGTTCGCCTGCAACAGCAGCACGACCTTCAAGGTCAATTGCTAGCTCTGCCCAGTCAGTTGGGTTCATAAACAATGCATCTGGTCGGCCACCCTCACGAGCAACTTTAACACCAGCATTGATAATGGTTTCCATTACGCTGTTTGCATATGACTGACGCTGACCGCCAAGACGTGTGCTGTCTACTGTACGATCTACACCAAAGAATGTATCAGATGTAACACTGGCTGGAAGCCATGCATCAAGACCTGACATCTTAGCGCCAAAGTCACCTTCAACATAAAGAAAATCATCAGCGGACAAAGATGCAATGCTGTCAGTTGCATTACCAACTACAGTCAAAACATCGTTATCACGATCAACACCAGTAACTTCAAGAGTGCCTGAGTAAAGGGTACTGCCATCAGTAGCGCTTGCTTTAAGACGCATACCAACTTCAAAGTTAATTGCATGACCTGCAACAAGCTCAACAGTAGTGTTGCCAAGGCTTGGACTCGCATGAATCTGACCAATAGAGCCAGTTCCGCTGCGGAAAACATCACGGCCCATTGCGCGTGAAAGTGCATGAAGAGCTGAGTCAGTTTTAGACTTTGCAACGTCAAGCAAAGAACCTTCATTGCCATCAGCTGCAAGCAAAGTTTCATTATCAACGCTGACTACTGCATAGTCTTTTACACGTGTAACAACGAAATCTTCAAGCTGGGTTCCGCTACGGTTGTTTTGCGCAGTTGCAAAAGTAGCACTACGACCATTGGTCATGCCATATTCAACTGCATAAGTTGCATTTCGCCCAGGAAAAGTAGTTTCTTTTGGAAGCATAGCCAACAAGGGATTGTTCTTGTAGACCATGTTTTCGACCTTCTTGTACGGATACATGTCCTTCATGGCCGCATCGAAGTTCGTTAAATTAAAGGAAGCCATTGCCTCACTCCTTTGTAAAAATTAACTTGTAAAAAGTTTCCCGTCCCATTTTTCACGAACCTCTTCATAGCTCATGTTGCTGTTGGAAACTCTTGTAGGCTGTTCTTTAAATTTAGCCGATAAAGTTGCTTGCGGCTTACTCACTTTTCTAAATGCTTCTGGATTGTATCTCTGAAGTTTTTCTAAGATCTTGGGATCTGCATAAAAACTTTCTTCATGCTCTTTGATTGCTGATTCTAATTTTTCAAATGCTGCTTCGATTGATAATTCTTCGCCTGTATTTTTGTAATGCTCAGCCATGCCTTGTGCAATTTCCTGGGCAGATAAAGAATCTGCTACAAGTGGATATGTTTCAGAATAGGACTGGCGATACTGGTCTACATCTGAAACAAACTTATTAATTGCAACTTGCTGTTGTTCCCTGGCTTTTCTTTGCTGCTCTTTTTGTTCTTTTTGCTGAAGCTCTGTTTTAAGCTTAGCAAGCTCCATTTGTGTTTTTGAAATACGATTTTCACTGTTGTTTGCGATGGCATCATCCAGGCTGCCTTCAGCTAAACTTCTTTGGAATTCTAAAGGATTTATACCCTGGTTCTTTAAAAATTCATGAGGGTTGTTTTTAAGAAGCTCTTGATTTTTCATCAGCTGTTGAAGCTGCTCTTCTTTTTTCCTCATTTCGATTGCTTGTTTTTTTGCAGCAATCTCATTGGCCCGTTTCTCTTTGTCTCTTTGAACCTTGTCGAGAAACTCTCTACTTTTTGTTTTTTCTTTTACTGCTGTTACTTCTGCTACTTCTGCTACAGGTTCTTCTTGAACTGGCGCGTCTTTTTCAAAAATATTAAAAGACTTAGGCTCTTGTGGTGTTTCGGCCACGGCCTCTACTGCTGCTGGCTCACTTGCTGGAGCATCTTGTACTGGTGCTTCACTCATTTATATCTCCTACATTACGATCCCAGGAGGTAACCCTGGCATCGGCGGCGCTGCTGGCGCTGATGGTAATTGCCCAGGCATGCCCGGAGGCAATGCGGCTGGAGCTGCTGGCATTGGTGGAGGCGGCTGAGAAGCCTTAATTAAAGACTCTGCTTGAGAAATCCATCGCCTTAGTAGCTCAAGATTTTCTTCATCAACATCTTCCATCATTGCTAAGTTGTATGCTTGCTGGAATCGAACGATACCAAGCTCAAGGTTCATATATGGTTCTGGTGGGAAATATTCCCCATCTTCAACCATGCGCTCAATAGCCATATCGAGAACTTCAATATGAGCATTCTTCAGTTTGTTTGCTTTTTCTAGGTCGGGGAAATCGAGTAACTGGTGAGCTTCTTCTTTTGTGAATAACCCATTCATAGTCATTTCTGTAACTGAAGCTAGTTTTGCCGCTGGTGTCTGGGGGAGTGCTCCAATTGGTTTTACTTGAATAATAAATTCATCATTCTCAAGACTGATATCTTCCCAGTTAACTTTCTCAAGACCAGTTTTCTTATCAAAGCTAGCAACAATGTACTCATCATTATCCCTGTGAGCATCCCTGATAAGTTCAATAATTTGAGATGAAGCATCAAGAAACATTTGTTCGTAAGCCTGGCCTACAACCATAAATCGCTCTGACTCAATATCAGAAAACTCACGAAGGGCTCGGCCTGACTCAAGTCCAACTGGTTTCTTGCTTTGAGCTGCAAGCTGGCTAATGCCCGTCATTTCATATGCCCGCTCTACTAAACGATCTAAATGAGCAAACATTTCACCAGATACGGAGCGAGGAACAAAAAACTGAGGAGGCGTTCCCCTGTATTTAATTGCACCCCAAATTCGATTGTTTAGATGGGACTGCACAATCTTTGAGGTATCTTCAATAAATACTTTAGGAGTTGCTAAGTGCATCTGCTCTTGAATCCTGGCAAGCAATTTATTGATCTCAACCTGCATGCCCTTTACTTCTCGAGCTAATCCGTTACCCCAAAAGCTTACAGGGTTTTCGGTCCATCGAATAAATGTAAAAGGAAAATGGTCTTTAGTGAATTCAGAATCCTGCAAGGTAACAGTGTCAGTACATATTACATGTCTTCCATCGTTTGAATCTGGCCCACTTGGAAGATGCCATGCTTCATGACACTCCACCATATCTGAACTTCTTGTTTCACCTTCATAATCATCTGCTGGCTCTGCATTCCTGGAGGCCATAATTTCTTTTCGTTTTTCGGGAAACAGCTCAGCAAGAACATGGCTAGATACTTTGCGCGTTTGAAACATTTGCCTTGGTGAGCCACCATTTTCTGTTTCAAGAGGATCTATCGTTAGCTCTGTTACTGGCACTCTTTCAGCTTTGATTTTGCCAAACTCAGTGTAGTATTTAATAATTCCTGTTCCACTTATGCATGCATCCAAAAAAGCTCTTTGGGCAATTGGATACATTTTCATAGAGTAAAACTGACCCTGCATAAGTTTATCAAATAGCTTTGATTTTCTTTTTTGAGAGTAGTTTCCGCCTTCAGTCAGAAAGCTAATAGCTGGTCTATGTTTGGAAATTTTAGAATTAGCGGCTTGGCATAAAGAGTGGATAATATTGAATGTGAGTCTTGGTTGCCTCATCTGGGCATATTGAACAGAGCCATAAGCGTATCGAGAGTGGATTGGCCTGCCATTGTACAAGCCCATAAATGTAGCAACGTCATTATAATAATGCTCTTGCTCATCTCTAAGGATGTTAATGAATTTACTGATAGCAGCATGAGGATCTTTCTCTGCTTGCCACCAAAAAGTATCTCCATAAACTCCGTAACTCATGGCGTTTCAGCACTCCTCCACAGATAATCATCATCTGTAAAACCTAGGTCATCTCTCTTTAGTTCATTAATATTTTTTGAGCCTGGCTCTTCTGGATCAGCATCATAGTTATCAAAGTTAAAACTACCCGGCTGAACATTGCCTATTGGCTGCATTTCTTGAACTATTGGAGCTTGTCCCCATTCTATTTCAAACTCAGCGTCTTTATATCTAGTAACACCAAAATCACTTAATAGCTTCAGCATTGCTTTAAGTTTTTTGGTTGTAGGACCTGCGCCCATATCTCGTTGCTTCTTTTCAGTCATTTGCTTCCTCAGTGGCTATAGAGGTCAGAGTCAGCATATCCGATCCCCCACACTTCAGAATCATAATGCTCTTCATGTTCTTCCTCAAGAAGTTTTTGCTCCATCTCGTCTTCAAGTCTCCTGAAGTACTCCTTAGACCCTTTTTCAGGCTCATAACCAAGCTCTTCATAAAGATAGTGCCTGGATTCTTGCCATGCATAAAAACAAGCATCTGAAAGGTGATTATCAAATCTTCTGTCTTCAGCAGTCCCGGCCTTGTTGTACTGGAGCTTATCCCACTCTGTTAAAAGCTCCATGCCTCGTTTAACCTTGATATTACAGGCTTTTAGCTCTGAGTTCATAAGTTTAATCATGCCTACTTTATCGCCAGACTTATGAGCTGGCTTAATTGGAAGGCCGGTTCTTTGCTTAAAGGTTTCCATGACCATCTTTGAGGCGCCGCCACCTGTATCCATGACGATTGCAGTAAAGTCATAGTCACACATGAATCTATGTATTTTTTCCTCTACTTCAGAGGTGAGCATCTTACTTTGCTTGAATTCATCAATGACATAAAGTGAAGGGTAGTCAGGTGTCCAAGCAACAACCACAAAGGCCGTAGCGTCATGATATCCGAGGTCGATCCCGAGGACATACTCCCACTCATCACTGACTGGTCTATCCTCGAACAAATTGTCCTGACTATAGTTATAGACGATTTCCTGATTGTCGCGGACCCAGACTCCGAGGTACTCGCGTTTATAGGAGGGGTCGGAGGGGTTGAGGATTCCGTTGTCGATATCCTTTTGGATAGCTCGGACAGCGTGCTGCATGTAGGGGTTGTCTTTAACTGTCCACCTGTGAACTGAAAAATTATAAAAACTCTTTTCAGTTACATCATAAAAAAATCCATAACAAGAAGAGTTAGGGGTAGAAATCATAACAAGACTTCCATCCCTATCAAGCAAGGCCGGAGTAAGAACTTCGTTCACCAGTTCTTTCAGGTTGATATTAAAGAATGCAGCCTCATCTAAAACAGCCAAGCTAAATGCAGCACCACGAAGTTTATCTACATCACTGGCATCGTTGGCGCCGGTGAACATAACCTGAGAGCCATTAGGAAATGTAGCGACAAGATCTGCATTATTAAACTTAATGCCAAGACGAAATCTTTGATTGGCTTCTTTGAGGGAGCTCCAAAGAATACGCTTAGCCGCTTCCCTGGTACGTGCGATATACACACACATTGTACCATCAGCTTCTAAACACTCCTTGATAAGATAACGCCCTGCAGCATAACTCTTCCCACTACGTCGAGAACAGATAGCTGCTTTTCTTTTTGATTTATCATTAATAAAATTAAGCTGCTCAGGGAATAGGTTCTTAGTAAGGTTAAGCATCCTGCTTTTTTCAGAGTGCTTTTGAGCTACATTTTTTTGACCACCGGTAAGACCATTCCTTACAGCATATGCTTCCAGGATTTCTCTACTGGTGACAGAAAGAGAAGGGAGCTTAGATTCACCCTTTGAACCTTTTGGTCTACCCATGATAGCTCTCAACTTCATCTTTACTATGGTCATCAGACAATAAAGAATAGATATATGCTGGAAGAAGATTGGCTATAAACCGAACGTTCCATTTATCTCTGGCATTTATAGACTGCATGTTATGTGACCAGTAGGTACAGAACACTGTTGATTTCTCATCAGGATAAATATCTCTTAGCAATTTTTTGCCTATGCCATTATTCCTAAAGGCTTTTTTAACAAATACAAAATGAAGAAGAGGTGTTGTTTCGATAGACCCATGAGCAGCCCAGCCAAGAATATGATTCTCATCATCATCAGCACAGAACACTTTGATGTTTCGATTATTATAAGCGTTGTCTATGACAAATCGCGTCATGCTACTAACAGCCCTGGTCGGGCACTTTACAGACTTAATCCATGAGTCATAAATAAAGTCTTCGTCAATTGCCTTAATATCTCTAATCATTTTACTGCTCCTTGCCGCTTTTGGCATTTTCATGTGCTTCAGATTGTTTTGCTCTGGCCTTGCGCTCTCTTACTGATTTGGCCACAAGTCTTTCAAGCTCCTGGTTAGATAGCTGAGCAAGCTCTGTAGATTTGAGTTGTGATTCAATCTCGAGAAGCTTCTTTAGCCCATTAAAACAGCTATCAAGTTTAGACATCTCTTTGGGGTCAAGTTCTTCGTTGTTGTCTGCCTTTTCTTTTAAAAGACTTATTTGGCTCTCAGTGATTTCGTACAGATCGCTCCAAAGACGGTGCTTGTCCTTGGACTGTACGATCTTTACCTTTTTGCCCCTGACTGCATAAGTTCCGCCAGTGTCTCCGGCCCGTCTTGCTTGTGCCATGCTCATTCTCCTGCTGCATTTGCTTTAATAAAAGTAAAGCTGTTCTGAGACTATCGTCAATCATTGGATATAAATTCCTCACAATGAATACTAGATGTCTGTTGTGCCAGATTCAACTCTGCCCTATCGTAGGAGTACTGGTTACGGAGTAGACGCGATTAAGTTCCGGGGGAGCTTACCTAAACGCGGACACGCAACCCTTATCTCCTTACATCTCATCAAGTACCTAGCTGCTGAGTATCACCGGTAAGCATCGTGAATAAGGGTGGTGCCAGCTAACCAGGCGCTTAGACACAATACAGTACGAGAGAAATCTCTAATCTGCGGCTTTTGCTAGGAAACCGGGGGGGGTGTTTTATAGGATCTGTACCTAAAGATAATAAATATTATTAAATAATAAAGATTATTATATATAACGCACTGCGCTAAACCCAAAATAGGGAAAAATTCATACAGGGTGTTTAACCTTTTCTTAGCTTTGTCTAACCGGGGATACCCCCTCCCTTAATAGATGTGTGTTGTCGCGAGTGTTTCGGTCGGGTTCACGCGGCGGAGTTGGCTCGGCCTACTTTGCTTGGCAGCAAAGGCTCGCTGTCGCTCATTCGCGAGGCTCATTCACTCCCTGACGCTCGCTCGGCCTCGATGCGTACCGCTAACCTGCGGTTATCGCTTCGTATTTCCCGCGCTGGCGCGCTCCTGGGTTCAACACACCCCCGGTAAAATAAACCCCTGCACTACGCTTCGTACCGAAGATCAAGCACTTACACTTGGTTCTACTTGCAAAAAGCCGGGGTGAATTGAACTAAAAAACTACTTTTCACTCCGTTTTTTCCCTGTTCGGGGCGCAAATGCTTACTTGTGTTTCACTCGCAAGGCTCGTTCAACCGCATTTGCTCAAAGGCTATCCAGTTGTTTTGCCTCCGGCGGCCAAGGTTTCGCCCTTGGAAGGCACGCGATGCTTCCTCCTTGGCTCCAATCGCTTCGCGCTTGTTGCTTTGCGTCGTCTCTTTGTCTTCGTTCGCAGGGCTCACTACGACCGCATCGCTCGTATGAAGAAATTCCTATTCCTCTTGAATCTCCAATTATGACACGGGTGCTGGCACAAAACCTCAAGTGCTCGCAGGCTGCGCTTTGATGTTTTGCTGGCATCTGAGTCCAGTAAAGAACGCCTTCGGCGCCACACGACAAAATAGACACAAAAGCCACTGCGTGGCCCTTCGGGTGCGCAGGCGCACTTTTGCATCGATTTTGCCTTAGTGGTGAGCACACGCCTTTTTGGGCTTTTGTGCTCATTCTTGACAGAACTCAGACTGTTGGCCCGTGTCCTTTTATTAATATTCAATGAAAAAAATAATAAATAAAAAAAATAACTAATAAACTTACTTAAAAAAAGTTCAACAAACAGGAGAAAACAATGAACTTAGAAGCAATGAAAAAGCAGATGTTAGCCAAAGCAGCGGTAAAGCGAGAAAACGCGCAGCTGAAAGCCAATACCGCTGGTAAAAACAAACTTGCCCCGTTAGACCAAAGTCGGGTGCTAGTCACACTAGAACAAATGGCCATGGTCCAAGTACTGGAGCGAGACTTACAGCTTACGGAGGAAGGTAGTCCTGAGTACCAAATGTTCAAGATTGCTCTCAGTGAGGCTTGGAACAACATCAAGTCAAGCACCCCCAAAGGCACGGCCGAGCACTCACACATTTACTATACAATATTCCAAAGTTACCCATCGAAAGTTTGGTTTGATGACAAATCTCCGCAAGCTTACGAGGCGCGCATTGCATTCCTGGCACAGTGGCATGACACCATTGAGTTGGCCTTGGAACGTAAAGAGGCGGCTACTTATACAGTGGATGAAGATGAGGATAGCGGCGAAGATGAAGAACTGGATGCCCACGAAAAACTACACCGCATGAAGGCATCTGAGGATATACACAATACCGGCCTGACCTGGGATGCGTACGAGGATGAAATATCCGAGAGAACATCGGAAGTTGCATCGATGTTCACGGCGCTGGTGGTGCCAGACATCGTCAACTTCTAACCAGGCCGAAAGGTCAGTGGAGCCTCGGCGGGACCAATGCGTCTCGTCGGGGCTTTTTATTTGACCGGACCACGCCCTCGCTGCGCTGCGCTCCGCTCGGGCGGGGCAACCTGAGGGATACACACGAGCGACGGCCAGCGGTTTTTTTGCCGTATGGCCTTTTTGATTTCTAATTTTAAAACAGGAAAAACTAATGGAATTTTTTAAGACATTAAAACGATTTGGAAAAAAGATTGAAAAAGAAGTTTACGAGGATCAAACGCTCATCTCCATTGCTTACCGAGTTAGCCCCGAAGCTGTTGATCTTCTGGATATTGTTTTTGATGAAGTCCTTTCTAAGATTCTTAACTCAGATGAGTATCAAGAACGAAGTGCTCTTCAAGCTGAAATACAATTTTTAAAGAATGAAATAGATTCAAGAGAAGAAACAGAAAACTTTCTTCGTGACGAAAACACAACACTTAAAGAAAGAGCTTACAACATTGAAAAAGCTCTGCATGCAGCTGGAAAAGGATATTTGATAGAATGAAGCTCCAAGGAATGACACCCAACTCTGTTCAAGCTCATCTTCAGAATGAAGTTAAAAGACTTAAAGAAATGCTTATTGATGTTTTTGATGAAATAGATTCATTGGAGGAAGAAATAAAAGAGCTTCTTTCAGAAGAAGAGTACAAAGAAAGATTGATTCAAAAAAGCCAAAAAGAATTTGAAAACTTTAAAGCAGGGAAATGGAAATACCACAATGACAATAAATAAAAACAAAACAATAAACAAAAGATTGAATTGGAAAAACCCATTTCGAGAATCTTTTATTAAAGCTTTTATTCAGGTTATAATTATTGCGTAGCAACGCCAGTTGCTCAAACAGGAAAAACAAACAGGAGAAAATTATGGGTGCAAGAAAACAAGAGCTTATGGACCTCCAGGAGCAAAAAGCTATTAATGCAGATCTTCAAACAGCATGTGATTTATTATTGTCTGAGCTTGTTTATATTCTAGATGAACTACTGGCCTTGGGTGTTAGCGAATCCGAAATTGAGAAAAAAATCAATAAAGGAAATATCAATGAGTGATTTAGAAATAATATTATTAGGTTATTTCAATCTCATAATGCTCACCATCATTATAGACAAGGCAGAAAAACATGCTGAAAACAGACAAAGAGTTCTTCAAAAAACTAGACCCATCGAAGGTAAGTCTCGAAAAAATCCCTATGCCGTGGGACGACCAATTAACCCGCGTAGATAAAATCAATATGGCTGAGCAAGATATCACCATGAATCTTGATAACCTTAAGGAGCTTGGTGTTCCGCGTCGTGTTGTTATCAGATTCTTAATTCAAGAAGTCAAAGATATCTTTGGAGGTAAGTAATGAGCAATGATCAAGACCTCTGGGTTTTTCATGCCCCAATAAAAATTGTGGAACCAAAACAAAAACCACTACACAAGTTAGACCCTTACGAGCTAACCAGACGCAGTAAACCAACTGCAGAAAAAAATGAAATTAACAAAAGAAGAAGATTAAGGAGAAAGAAATAATGGCTGGCGAACCACCTTTAGATCCACCTGATGAAATCGAATTACCAGAACCAGACCAAGACAGCTGGGATCATTGGCGTCTCGTCGATAAGGCAGAAGACTTTTGGGAATGGATTAAAGAAGTAAAAGTTGATGAACTCACTGAAGCTATCGAACACGTCTTAGTGCCATTTATCCCGGGCAAAACAGGAAGACCAGGCAGTAGAGAATCCAAGCTTAAAGCTGGACAAGCACTGGTTGACCTTATTGAAGAATGGATACAAATGGGAGACCTTAACGATTACCATGAAGACAATCCATCAGGTCCTCCTGATTGCGATGGCCCTGATGAACCACCCTATGAACCAGTACACCCAATGTACGACGGAACAGGAAATCCATACGGATGAATCAAAAAGAAACAAAACCAAACTGGGCTGAACAGAAAAAAACCTTTGCTGAACAACTAAAGCAATGGGACGAAGTTAAACGCGGAATTGAACGTCTTCAAAAATCAATTAAAAAAACAGAGGAATTATATGAGCAGTTACCTAGTAAGTCCGAACGACATAGCAATGTTGGCAAACAAAATAATTCATCTAAGACAAAAGCATCGAAGATGGATAACGACTGAGGAATATATTGAACAAGCTGTTGAACTTGCAAAGCAAATAGCATGGGAGAATGTAGATTCACTTTGTCATACTTACAATGAAACCAGAGAAAATTACATTCCCCATATGCTTGCAGTAATTGGTGCTACAAAAAATATACGAATCTTAAATCAACACAATCCAAAAGCCACTGCTATTGAGTGGTTAGGACTTGTTAAGAATATTGAATATCAATCGGTAGATCACTTACCAAACAGTGATACTGGTACTCTTTGGCATGAAATAAAAAATTATTTTATCAGTGAACTTCCAGGAATTTATGACACCTGGGGTTCTTCAAAAAACATTCATCTTGAATTTAGAACAGGAAAATATCATGGGCTACAGCATAGTAAGTTACTTGCAGTATCAGGGAAAAAACGAAGACATAAAAGACGTTCTCGAGGAAGACATCGAATCGGAGGGAAAAGCCTTAGAGCTTGCCGCTGAATATCAAATGGCTTTCGGTAAACAGTTTCAAATATTTATTGTTGATGAAGGAAAAGAACTAACACCTCAGCAGTTTGTAAATAGTTTAACAATCACAACAGAGGACAGATACGGAGTTAACTTATGAGTGATAAAAAAAACCAATACAATCAGGATTTCCAGAAGACTTACGATGGGCCGAACCAGTCAGCTCGGAACTTAACTACTTTGAGTGGCAAACAATACAACCATCCAAATATGAGAATGGAAACTCATCGAGAGATATTCAAGTCAATGCTGTTTCACATGAGGGAACTTCACGGAGAGTCAAAGCCAGTAGTGTTTCTAACAGACTCACTAAGGGTCATAGAAGCCCTTGCCGTTCTGTTCGAAGACACTCCACTCGTGGAGGTCGCAGATATGATTTACGATATGGCCTACGACATGCACAGGAAAAGAATCAAAAATGAAGAGAACTAATCTTACAGCTGGTGTGTATAGCGCATCCGCAATTTCAACTTTAGAAACTTGTGAGCAAAAAGCTTATCTTCAATACGAAGAAGGCTGGGAGCTAAAAACAATTAGCAACTCTCTTAAGACTGGCATTCTTATGCATGATGCTCAAGAGATGTATATGCTTGGCCATAATGAGCAAGCTGTAATCAACAGCATTGAACAAGAGGCAAAAGCCAAAGGCTGGACTGAAGATGAGTTATTTCTTCCTAAGCTTCGTTCTTACATTCGAGGCTATTATGAAAGATGGGAAGCAGAAGATGCTGAGTCGTTTACTAATGGCCTTGAAGTTCTTTCAGTGGAAGATGACTTTGAGTTTAGGTTAGATCTTTCAAAGCTTGGCTGGCCTGGAGACTCAGCAACCTTTGTTGGCCGAACTGATGCAGTTCTACTAGATAAGAAGAATGATTGTATTATTTTGATGGAGCACAAAAATGTTTCATCAAGAGAGTGTCAAGATCCTGCATCTGTATTCTGGCAATCACTCATCATGAATAACCAGCTGACAATCTACAGTGCAATGCTGGAAGAGAAATATCAAAAGCCGGTAATTGTCTGGTACGACGTAATGCAAACCAGTCCTATGTCAAAACCAAAACTAATTAAAAAAGTCAGAGAAACAATTGAAGAGTTTGAAGAAAGACTAACGGCTACTTACAAAAACAAAGAAGAAAATAAATACATTAGAAAAACAATTCCTATTTTAAATAATCCAAAAGAAAGAAGAATGAAGGAGATTATTGAAATAGCAACAAACTCACAAAGCAGATTTTATCACGGCAAAGCAAGAAGAAATACTCAGAGCTGCAAGAACTATGGAGGATGTGCATTCTTCAATGTTTGTGTTGGGACCGAGTTGATTCATGAGAGTCCGCGATTTCAAAAGAAAGAACATTTCAAACCAAAGGAAAACAATGGCATCCCGTTCTGATAAAGAAAAAGTTTCTGTAAGAGATATAGATATCCTTTCATGCATGACAAATACAGCTACTCCGCCACCTCGATTAGTTATTTATGGTGAGCCTAAGATTGGTAAAACTACCTTTGCATCTAAATGGCCAGACCCATTGCTAATACAGACAGAAGATGGTGCCGCTGGTCTTCGTATCCCTAAGATTCCAGAAACTCCTTGCGAGTCCTGGGAAGAACTTATGCACTGTTTGAGGGAAGTTTATAATCAAGACCACGACAGAAAGACTTTGATCCTAGATACGCTGGACAGAGCAGAGCAGCTTGCTCAAAAGAAAGTTCTCAATAAACATTTTGAAGGAGATAAAGGTAAATACATGGCCTACCACAAAGGGCCAATGATTGCAGGTGAGATGATTTCAGAAGTCTTGTTTGCTTTAGACCTTATTCGAAAACGAAAAAATATGAATATTATTCTCATTGCTCATGATGGATTACTGCCTGGTGCAAATGCACTGGGTGAGGATTTCAAGAAGTGGGCACCTAACTTAACTAAACATGCCTGGAATCGAGCAAGAGACTGGGCCGATCAAATTGGTCACGCGCAATCTAACTTCAAAGTCTTCGATAAAAAAGCTCAAGAGATTGGAAAAGATAGATGGCTACATTTTCGCGGTAGTCCAGGAAGAGATGCTGGAACCCGTGTGGGCTATGAAATGCCCGATAAAATTAAACTAGACTTTGATGAATATTCAAAGCACATGAAGGAGCAGATTAATGCCTAAGATTAATTTTCAGATTACAGATGATGATGTTCAAAAACATGGACCACGTAAAAAGTTTGGCCCAGGCAATTACAAGTTTGAAGTTGTAAAAGTAGAACGAGATGTTGTTGATAATGAAAACAAGACACCTTATCTCGAGGTAACTATGTCACTTGAGCATGATGGCCGAGACATTCTTGTAAAAGATAACGTATGGCTTACTGCAAAAGCTAAGTGGAAGTACATTCAATTCCTAAAAGGTTTAGGTATCGATCCTACAGATGATGACCTTGATACAGAACAACTGGAAGGTATCGAGGGTGTAGTCCGTATGCGCAAAGAAAAAGACTCAAGCTTTCAGGAAGTTGGCGAGTATTACTCTGCAGAGGTTCGAGAGTTCCAGCCACTAGGACCATTTCCAGAAATCAAAGAAGCTCCAAAGAGTAGTGCTCATGGAGATGATGAACCTCCCTTTTGACAAAACAGGATAAGTCATTAATATTATCTTGGGGTCAGTGAGTTTTTTCCAGCGAGCTTTTTTTCCTGTGCTCGTGAGCTTTGCTTGCTGGCCCCTCCAAACGGGAAACAATGCAAATTAACATTAATGCAAACAGTCTTAAAAAACTGGTGAGGCTAATGAGGCTTTTGGCTAATGAGCTTGAAAGCCTTTATGCTCAGAAGAAATCTGAATCGCCTACACCTATGGTTGTTATATCTAAGAATGACTCAGATACTCATCTGGTTATTGATTACTACAAGATTACTCACCCCAGCAGAGGCAAGGGCCTTAACAATAAACATAAAGACTGGAGGCTAATTCGAAAAAGGTTAGATCAAGGATACTCTGTTAAAGACCTTAAACGCGCTATTGATGGCAACTTCAACATGAAGTTTTGGAAAGAAAAAAGACTTCATGGAATCCAGCATATCTTTGGAAAAGATGGAAACCTAGAAACCTTTATCAGTTTTGGAAAGAATAAAGATTATGAGAAAGATGGAAAAGCTGGATACAATTCTGGGAGTACCGAATGGGGGAGTGATTTCGATGGATTCGGCGACGGGGATCAGTAAAAGAGTTTTAGACTTTGCAGAAAAAATCAAAGAAGAAGGATGGGGCTGTGAAGATGATGTATACAGCATCAAGGAACGCAGCACTTCAGACCTTTCTACTTATGCGCTTAAGCAGGGTATGCCGCAGCGCATTATAGATACAATTATTGGGGGGTGTTCTGATACTCCTGCAATGCAGGCAGTCAGCAAGTTTCTAGAGGCACCACGGGAGGGGTGGTGTCTCGTACTTGGTGGCCCCAAAGGATTGGGCAAGAGTACAGCTGCCGCCTACTATCTATGGAAAAAGATTCTAGACTCAGAAGGCGAGCCATCATCCAAGATGAGATGGTGGACTGCGGCCAGAGTCTCCAGGGTTAGCAGTTACAATCAAGAGCTTGAGAAGATGATGCAGATATCTGTGATGGTGATTGACGATCTGGGCGTTGAGTACATGGATAAGAATGGCCACTTCAGCCACAGGCTAGATGAGCTTATTGACGACAGGTATTCCAACTACAAAAAGACCATCATCACTACCAACCTAAACAAAAAAGACTTCCAAGCTAGATATGGCAACAGGGTTACTGATAGGATTCGAGAGGGGTTCAAGCATGGTGGGGACTACTTGGAGTTCAATGGAAGATCTTTAAGGGCGTAGAATGGGAAAATATCAAAGGGAAAAGGGAGCTAGGTTTGAGCGGGAAATTGCCAATAAACTCAAAGAAGTTTTTGGACCAAGAACAACCAGAAGCTCAGGACAGTGTTTCTCAGGAGACACCAGAGCTGATGTTGATTGTCCCGAAATCTGGGTTGAGTGCAAAGTTGGCAAACGACCGAACATCAAAGCCGCTCTTGAACAGGCAGAGGCAGCAGAAGAAATTGCTGACACTGGCAAAACACCTGTGGCCATTTGCAAATGGGACAGACAAGAGCCCATAGCATCCATGCGACTAGACTATTTTATAGAACTGCTAAAAATCGCTTACAAGGGGGAAAGCAATGATGGCAGGGGAAATACCTTGGTTTAAGCAAAAACTGGTAGTGAGGGAGCATGACGCACCGTGTTCACCATCTAGTGAAATTAAAATCACACAATATGCAGATTCAATTGCTATGGCCAAAAAAAGATATCTAGAATCTGTTAGTGTTGAAAACATGATTGGCCTGCCGCAGTATAGCGGCCCTGATTCCCGGGGAAGATGGACCGTTAGCTGGCGAGAAAAACGGCAGGCTGGTTATGAAAACACAGCTAAGTTTGGCTGGTACAGTAAGAAGAAAAAGAATGAGACTGGGAAAAAAACATGAAGAAACACCAGGGCTTGCTTACAGCTTGGCCGTACAAGTAATTAAATTTAAAAATCAAAATGCATTTTCTGACCTGTTAAACATATCAAAACGAAGAGGCATGAAAAAAAACAATCTATTAATGGCTCTAAAATCTGTGAGTAACCGTATAAATATAGATTTTTCTGATGAAGACTTTAAGGCTTTGCTTCACAAGCCAAAAAAATAAATTTGCCCTGTCTCCGCGACGAACGGCACGCGCATGTCGACAGCTAACCCCCTGTTTTATTTATCAGGAGGCAGGGCATTTTCGAATTTGCTCCATCCCCACAACAACGTAAATGGTTATCAAATCCCTATGAGACTAATTACTCGGGGATGGGGCATTTAATTCTAACACTTAATTGAAACACTTTTACCCTGCTTAACCAGTTTAAGTGAGGGAGTTAGGCAGGGGTATGTCATTGTTAAGAAGGTGCACATTTTGTGAGCACTACAATATACATGCTGTTTATTATCCTGAGCTCTATAATCTTCCGCTTTCAACTATCTGCGTAAAGCTTCAGTGGCCGCGCATGTACAAGCAGGATGAAGTTGAGTCTGATCCCTGGTGGGGATTTAAAAAAAACTGCAATTTTTATGAAAGAGCTGAAAGTTTACCAAACGATCTAGAAGAACAATGTAATGAATGGGAGATTTTGTATGATCAATCAATCAATGCTGGACCTTCCAGGCCAGAACATCCTGACAAGAGCCAGCAAGCTTCGGAGAGTAATGACCCAAAGCAACGACCTGGGCGATTCAATAATGAAGAAAGCTCAGAAAGCAAGAGGGCATTTGTTTCTCCTCACTATCGAACTGCAGAAGATTCCAGGAGCTATGTCGCTAGAAAAAAGAAAAACAGAGTATGTGATAGCGTGGAAACAGATCAGCTCTGCTTACCATGTAGCAAAACAGATACTTGAAGGAGCTTACAAGAATGACTACAAAAAAAGAAAGAAGCTAGAAGAAAAGCTATGCTGGTCTGTAACTTATGCTCTAGATTGCGTTGAGAAAGTAGACATCAACGAGGCCAATTGTACTTAAACCACCTAGCAGAGTCAGATCCTTTTTCACCCCTAGTATCGAAGTGAACCCATCCAGAATAAAGGCCCAGTCCAAATGGAACCTTCCGGCGCCTCGCTTCATTCTCAATCTCTATATAAAGCCTAAGAATGTGTTCTCCATGGCGTTTAGATGCATCTGAGTAAGTTATATCAGAAGCATAGCAAACACCATCACGAGGGAGATGCCAACTTTGAGAAGCACCGCCAACAGACTTGTTATGTGATTCACAGCGCAGACCACTAGAGATCCTTAATGGAACTCCCAATCTTTTACGCACTGCATCAAGAATACTAACAAGTAGCTGGCTGGGGTTTGATTCTTTGCAGCATGCACAGGCAAATTCACTTGAATCAAAGTACTGGCCTACCTTGCCCATTACTTTTTCTTCTTCTTCTTTACCTTTGCTTTTTTAATCATAGGCTTTTTAGCTTTGGGTGGTCTTCCAACTTTGCTTCCGTATGTTCCTTTACCTTGCGGCATTTTAGTATCCTTGTTTTAAATGTTAACGCTTTTTACCCTTATGAAGGCCATGTTTTGCGTGCTGTTTTCCTGCTTTAGTTGCAGCTCTTTTTTTCTTATTGGCCGCTGCCAACTTCTTACGACCTGCTGCAGTGCTTTTAAGTTTCTTGATGGTTGCAGATGGCGCATACACTTCACCAGTTTCAGATGATTTTTTTCCTGATGGAGTTCGCCATTTTTGCTTAGTCCACTTCTTTAAGCTTTTTTGTGATTTCTTAAGAGGCATGGCTATTTCTTTTTCTTACGAGAAACTTTCTTTTTCTTAGCTACACCTTCAAGTGTTTTGGCCTGAGCAGCATGTAGCTTTGAAGCTTTCCGTAATGCCTTTGCAACTTTCTTAACTTTCTTTTTCATTACTTATATCCTCCGCCAGCAGCTTTATATTGCTTAGCTAGCATTTGCGCTTTACGTGCTGACCACTGGCCGGGCTTGCCACCCTTGCTCCCCGATTTAATCTTACTAAATAAACGTTTTCGCATTGTAGGCTTAGTATAGTTTCCTGCTTTGTTGACAGTGCTCTTTTTTTTCTTTGCTGCCATTACCACTTTACCTTATGTGACCAGTATCGAGCACTAAGCTTACTTGGCTTTGCGTCTTGTGCATTGTGCCTGGCGTAGTAAGATTTTTTTCTAGCCTTATCTTTGGCTGACTTTGGATTTTTTCCTGCACCCGTTACACCTTGCTGGCCAAATCTAATTGTTTTAATTTTATCGCCTTGTTTGGCAACAACAACATGAGACTTGGTTTTATGGCTAGGAGTTCTTTTGGGCTTATTGTAACCGCTGACTCCCGCTCGAGCTAATCGAGGATCTTTTTTCTTTGGCATTTTACCACCTCATTTTTAGACCTGCCGCTGCGGTCCAGTCTCCACTGTTTGCGAACTCTCCGCTGGCAAATGCGAAGATATCATGTCCAAGCTTAAGATCCACGTTAGCCATA